CTGGCCTGCAGGGGGCCGCTGACGGCGCACCCGTTGAGGGCATGAGCAAGGTTCGGCACCCGCTCCTGCTTGAAGCGGTGCTGCGCTTCCAAGCCAACGCCCGTTCGGAATTGCTGCCCACCGACGGCCCGGTGAAGGTGCGCGACGACGCTAATGATTCAAGCGTTGACAGGGACCGGCTCGCCGACGCCCTCGAAAACGACATGAACCACTATCTCACCGCCACCGCAACGGAATATTACCCCGACACCGACCGCATGCTGTTCATGCTGGGTTTCGGTGGGTGCGCATTCAAGAAGGTGTACTTCTGCCCGCTCCGCAACCGCCCGGTCTCCGAATCGGTCGATGCCGACGACCTCATCGTCAACAATTCGGCGACGGATCTTGAGAACGCCAAGCGCGTAACCCATCGCATCTTCATGTCGCAGTCGACGATTCGCCGGATGCAGATCCTTGGCGTTTATCGCGACCTCGACCTCGTGAACCCCTCGATTCCGAACTTCGACGCGGTGAAGCGCGAAGAGGCGGCACAGCAGGGCAAGACTCTCGGATCCAACAACCCCGATGACCGCGATCGCGAGATTTACGAGTGTTATTGCGAACTGGACATCGTAGGGTTTGGCCACCGCCATAAGGGCAAGCCGTCGGGCCTCGCCATTCCGTACCGCGTCACCATCGACGTGGCTTCGCGCGAGATCCTGTCCATCGTTCGTAACTACGACGAGGAAACGAAAGATCTGCCCGAAAAGCGGGTGAACTTCATCAAGTACACGTTTATTCCGGGCATGGGCTTCTACGACATCGGGCTGTTGCACATTCTCGGCAACGCCACGAACGCCGTGACTGCCGCATGGCGCGAAATGCTCGACGCCGGCATGTTCGCCAACTTCCCCGGCTTCCTGATGGCCGACACTGGGGCGCGGCAGAACACGAACATCTTCCGAGTCCCGCCGGGTGGTGGCGCACTGGTGAAGACCGGTGGAATGCCGATCAATCAGGCGATCATGCCGCTGCCGTACAAGGAGCCCGGCACGGCGATGATGAATCTCGCGATGAACATCGCTGAGACTGGTCAGCGTCTGGGTGGAGTCGCCGAAATAGCGGTGGGCGAGGGCAAGCAGGACGCCCCTGTCGGCACCACCATTGCGCTCATCGAGCAGGCCCAGAAGGTGATGAGTTCGGTGCACAAGCGCCTCCATTCGGCGCAGGCGCAGGAATTTCAGCTTCTTCTTCGCTGTTTCCGCGAGAACCCGACTTCGTTCTGGCAGCGGTGCAAGAAGCCGTCCTACCCGTGGAGCGAGCAGACCTTCCTCACGGCGTTGAATGACTGCGAACTCGTTCCGCAGGCGGACCCGAACACGTCGAGCCACACCCAGCGAATCATGAAGGTCATGGCGCTGAAGCAGATGCAGGCGCAGAATCCGAGCCTTTATGATCCGATCGCCATCGACACCGCCGCGCTGAAGGCGCTGGGATGGAGCAATCCGGAGCAGTTCTTGGTGCCGCCAAGCGCCATGGGCGCTCCGCCGCCCGAACTACTTGAAAAGCAGGCCAAGTCACAGAATGACTCCAAGCGCGCCGACGCTTCGATGATGGACGCCCAGACCCGCGCCGAACAGGCGAAGATCAAGGCCCAGATCGACATGCAGAAAGCCCAGCTTGAGATGCAGCGGGCGCAGGAGCAGATGGACATCGCCCGCCAGACGGCGCAAGAGAAGCGTCTTGACCGCGAGACCCGCGAGCGAATCGAACTGGTGAACGTCGCCGAGAGGCTCGCCGTGCACCCGTACAGCGCCGGGCTAGTTCAGCCGTTGCTCAAGCCCACCATCGAGAAGATCGCGTCGCAGGAGCTTGGCGTGACTGGAGAACCGCAATGAACCCCGAACAGATTCGCATGATTCAGGAGCGTCTTGCGGTGCTTGGGTATCGCGTCCCAGTCACCGGAATGATGGACGAAGCCACGATGCAGGCCATCGCGGCGTACAACACTATTCAGCGACCCCGCGAAGCCGGCGCGTTTAATGCCCAGCGATATCCGATGGGTGATTTCACGCTTCAGAGTGGCGAAGGGTTCGCACCGAGGGGGCAGACGCCGACCCTTGGAGCCCCTTCGTCGGGTCTCGCTCCGTATTTGGGGCCACAAGAAAAGCTCCCCACATACTCTTCGCCCATGATGGCGGGGTCTCAACCTATCATGGAGTATGGATTCGCGCCTCGGGAGGCACCCGTCGAGTCGAGCAGCGGCCCAGTGCGCACTCGCAGCGTAGCCGGAACAGGTCAGCCGGAACCGGAACCCACGTCCGAACCCCGTCCGATGACGATTCGGAAAACCCCGACGGCGTTTCCCGACCACCCTATGCCTCCTCCGAGGCCCGTCGAGATGGCGAGGGGCGTTCTTTCGGCCCCCAGCGCGTCCGGACCGTCGTCAAGAGACCTTTGGACCCGTTATAATCGTACCGAAGACCCCGCCGACTTTGTTCGGGCGGATCAGGCGATGCTCGCGGGGCGTGCTGCGGGTGGTCGAGCACCTTCTGGAGGCGGCGGAAAGCACGACGCCGTTTCGAAAGCCCTTGAAATCATTCACCACCTCATCATGAGGGGTCGCTGATGTCCGACAAAGCCATTCGTAACGCTCTCCGTAACGCCCGCAATGTGGCCAAGAAGCCCAAAGCAGACGTAGACAAATATCAGAAGCGTTACATGCGCCATATTGAGCGCACCGGAATGGCCGACGGGGGCGCTCCAGCCCCTCAGCCGAACGAGATGGGATTCTACAGCCACGGCGCGTATTCTGCGGCGAATCTTCCGCAGGCCAAGGGGACTCCTCAGCAGTTCCGAGCGGCCCTTGAGAAGCAGGGCGTGAAGCCCGACGAATTCCTGCATACCGGGTGGGACGACGCATTCGCTAACCGCCCTTCGGTGACGCGCGAAGAAGTGGCCGAACACTTTACCAAGAACGCCCCGCAGATTAACGAACGCGTTCTCAGACAGGGGAATTTTAAATACGCGGCCAACGAAGGCGGCATGAACGAACTCGCCGAAGACGCGGCGTATTCGCCAGAGCTTTATAATGAAGTCACTCGTGGTTACGACGCGGTTCGCCGCCACCACGAATTCGAAGACCCCTCCGAAGTACAGGATTATCTGCTTAACAACATTCCCGAAATCCTCGATGGCTACATTCGTTCGAGTGGCGGCCAGTACAACGACACCAAGTACCAGAAGTATTTGATCCCCGGCGGCGAGAATTACCGGGAAATGCTGCTGAAATCGGCTGATCCGGAGACCCTTCCCTCGAAATTCGTGGTCATGGGGGCGTTTCCGAGAGAATTTGACACCCGCGAAGAGGCGGAAAAGTATTACAACAACATCACCAATCCTCCGGAGGGCACTTCGGAGGACATTCGTGCAATGCTTCAGCGAAAGTTAGATCGTTTCCCGGCTAGTATATACGAGCAGCCCGGCGAATATAAAGATCCTACAAACGTCTACGAGTCTTCTCATTGGAGAGATCCTAACATTCTTGCGCACTTGCGCATGTCCGACCGTACAGGCCCCAACGGCGAAAAGATTCTTCACGTCGAGGAAATCCAGTCTGACTGGGCTCAAGAGGGTCGTGAAAGAGGATTTCATAGTCCCCAGTACTTCAAGATACATAAGGAACTAGATTCGGTTAGAAATCGTATCGACGAAATAGACGATTTCAATTCCGAAGAGTCTAGGCAACTGAGGCAGCGTCGCGATTCGCTGAAGATCCAGATTGCAGAGGAGGGTTCGACCCCTCTTGCCCCTTACGTCGACAAGACCGACAAATGGGTGGACTTCGCACTTAAGCGCGTCCTTTCGGAAGCGGCGCAAGGCGGCTACGACGGCATCGCCATCACGCCCGGTTCCGAACAGAGCAAGCGATACAAGCTGAGCAGGCCGGTAAGCATAATACAATATTTCCCAACAACGCAGACCCTTAAAACAATCGACGAAGATGGGGCGGTTGACCTAGAAAGAAGGAACATTAAGCCAGAAGAGATTTCAAAGCATATTGGCAAACAAATGGCCAATAGTCTGTTAAGCGAAGAGAACGCCATACCCAACAAGTACAGCGAAGGCATCCTTTTGCACGAACTTCGTGGAGAGGGCATGTCGATCGGCGGGGAGGGCATGCGGTCGTTCTACGACAACATCGTACCCAATCAGCTGAACAAGATGGTCCAGAAGATGGACAAGTCGGCGAAGGTTCGCATGAGCCATATGCCGGTGTCCAATCAGCATGACCGGCTGCATTACCTGCCCGTCACCGACGCGATGCGCGAGAAGATTCAGCGCGGCCTGCCGACATTCGCCGAAGGCGGCGTCGTTCCCCGTTACTTAGAAAAGGTTCATAAAAACCCTTCTGCAGCTACTATTAAGAATATTGCCAAAAATTCTTATTACGAAGGTGCACGAATGGCGATTGATCACGACGGCAACCTTTGGGTAGCGTCAGCTGACGAGTTTCTTCATAGGGATCTTGGTGGTGGGTCGGATAATCATGCAATTATGGGATTCATCAGGCACGATAATGGCAATTATTCGTACACCACCCTGAACCCAGAGACATACAGTAGCGAACTACAACGTCATCCGCGTTTAGACAAGCTTGAACAAAGCGGAATTCCGTATGTTGAACGCGATGAAAACTTCGCAAAAGGCGGCGAGGTAGACCGTCTCGACATCGACAAATACCCGACGCACTACATGCCCGAAGTCGGGCGGCAGGTGATGGCCGATGGCGGCGAATCCGCCAAAAAGGCATTTAAGCCGGACGGGTCCCTTAAGTCGGACAAGGGGTACATTTACCACGGCACTAATCTTGAGAGAGCCGAACAAATCGCCAGAGAGGGTATGAGGTTATTCGACCCGAGCGAATTTACTGAGCAGGATTCGTGGCCGGATGGGTCGACTAACCCGCGAGCCTACTTCAGCCGCAACGCTGGGTACGTGCATTCGTTCCTTCCAGAAGAAGGGGAGGGCGTGGTTCTACGGGCCAAGGAACCCGAACACGCCAAGACGGAAAGATACACCAACGACGTCTACGTGGAGAAGCCTCTTCCTCCGCATCACTTTGAAGTGTTGAATGATAGCGGCGAATGGGAGCACCTGCCTTCGTTCTTCGAAGGAAAGGCTGCCGGCGGTTCGGTAGTGGGTTTTGCCGGGCCAGACAGCTCGCCGTCCTCTCTTTCTTCTACCCCCACCACCTCCCCGTCTCCCCCTATGTTGTTTTTTAAACCCTCTAAAAAAGAAAAAATAAAAACAAACGAACCAACGCGTCCGCGTTCGGAGAATTCTAGCGTGAAGAAGGCCCTCATGTTAACATCCTCGACGTTGCATGGAAGGGCTGGTCGGGGGACGCCCCGATAAGATAAAGGTGATCACCCATGTATGACCTTGCCAAAAAAGGCCGTGAGGCCATGAAAAGTAAAGCTCGCCGTCTCGCTGGAGAGAAGGTGGGTAAAGTGGATTCTTCGGATTGGTCGCCGGCGGAGCTTCTTAACGGCGACGTTAAGACCGGCATGCGCCCGATCTCGCGTCGTGCATATAAGACGGGCGGCAAGGTTATGGGCGAAGAGTGCGCCCCTCGCGCCGACCGCAAGCCCCGCAAGGCAGGCGGCAAAGCCGATAACGAGAAGGCCGAATCCGCTCAGTACGCCAAGGCGAAGGTCAACCGCGACGTTAAGGCGGCCAATGAGCAGCGCCCGGGCATCAAGCATGTCGGCGCTCTGAAGACCGGCGGTCGCGCGAAGAAGCAGCATGGTGGATCAAACCCCGGCAGCGACGCCATTGGCGATCTGATCCGCCGCGACACGACGCCCGTTCCGGCCCCCGACAGGCGTCCGCTCACCCCCGCCGAAGCAGGCATTAGGCCCGGCCCCGGGGCATATGAGACGGAGCGCGAAGAAAACGCGGCGGCCTTTGATGCGCAGCAGCGCCGCAACGAGCGCGCTAAGCCTCAGAACCGCAAGGCCGGCGGTCGCACTAGCGCCAAGACCGAGAAGAATCCGGCGCAGGCCAAGATGCACAAGGCCCCCGTGGTCAAGCCGTCTTCGGACAAGCCGACCAACATGTCGACTATGGCCAATGATAACGCCAAGGCCGGTGGTGGGTACGTCTCTCACGGCACCGCTCGTGGCAAGCCTGTCATCCCCGGCATGAAGAAGGGTGGCCGCACCAAGAAGCTCGGCGGCGGGGCTCTCATGGGTGGCATCCTTCCGGCCATCGCGATGGGTGGCATGGGCGGCAAGGACAAAGACGAGGGCAAGAAGGCCGGTGGCCGCATCGCCCGCAAGTCTGGTGGTCGCGCCAAGGGCAAGACGAACATCAACATCGTCATCAACACCAAGCCGACTGGCGACGCCGCCGCAGCGCCCGGACTCGATGCGATGACCGCCCCGGCTGGCATGCGTCCTCCGGGCGGCGTGCCGGTTCCGGTGCCGTCTCCCGCTCCGGGTGGCATGCCTATGCCCATGCCGATGCCCATGCCCGCCGGTGGCCCTCCGGGAGGCCCTAATCCGCTGATGCGTCGTCGTGGCGGCAAGGTGTACCGGTCTTATAAGGACATGGACGCTGGAGCCGGATCTGGGCTGGGCCGTCTTGAGAAGACGGAGATCCAGTCTCGCAAATAATCCCCCGCCTTGCGCGACTGTCGGGGGATTACAGGGACCAGACGCCATCCCCTCTTTGGTGTCTGGTCCCGATCAAATTAGAGGGGCCGCGAAGAGGGGCGGATGTTAACCAAATATGAATTAACGATTCGAGAATGGAAGAAATTCGTCGCCGAAGAAGAGCTACGAATCAAAGACATCCTAGCCGCAGGGATTGCGGTAAAGAATTACGATGATTATTTGCGTCTGGTGGGACGCATTGAAGGGCTTCGTTCGGCCATCGACTTCATGTCCGAATCGGAGAAGGAAGTAGAGCGCAACTACTGAGAGGGAAATATGCCTTACGCTCCTATGATGCACGACGTCGACCCCAAGCAGAAGATCTTGGACGAGATCGGGGACATTTCGAAGTTCGAAGTGTTTAACAACCAGATCCTCGTGGCCGTGTACATTCGGCCCCAGAAGACCAAGAGCGGCATCTATTTGTCGGATAAGACCACCGACGAGGATCGCTTCCAGTCCAAGGTGGGGCTCGTCATCGCCAAGGGACCCGAAGCTTTCCAAGACTCCACCGGCGAATGGTTCAACAACGTCACCATCGAGATGCACGACTGGGTGGTCTTCCGTCCTTCGGATGGGTGGAATGTCACCGTGAATGGCGTTCTGTGCCGGATGATGCAGGACGCTCAGGTCCGGGCGCGCGTCGCCCATCCTGACATGGCTTATTGAAAGGAATGACCATGGCTGACGACAATAAGATCGTTAACGAACCCGATGAGAACGACATCGAAGTCGTATTGGAAGACGATAAGGGTCACGAAAAGCCTATTGAAGTCGTTGCAGAACCGGAAGAGTCGGTCGAAGACCCCTCTCTGGCTATCCAAGAGCTTCGTAAAAAGATCCAAGAGGCCGAAGCGAGGGCCAAGGAAGCCGAAGACCGCGCTCGAAACGAGTCTATGCGGGCCAAGAGGGCTCTCGACGAAGTTGAAGACACCAACATCCAGCTCGTCAACAACGCCATCGAATCCGTCAAGTCTGACAACGCCAGTCTGAAGGTTAAGATGCGTTCCGCGTTGGCGATCGGTGACCACGAGGTAGTCGCGGACATTCAAGAGGCGATGTCTCTTAATTCCGCGAAGCTTCTTCAGCTTGAGAATGGCCTCGAAGCGATGCGAGCGCAGGTTCGCAAGCCTCCTCAGTCGGTCGACATCCTTGACGACTTCAAGTCGAAGGTGTCCAGAAGGTCCGCTGAATGGGCAGAAGCCAATCCGGAGTACATTCGGAACCCCCGACTGTTCCAGAAAGTGGTCGCTGCGCATAATCTCGTGACCGCTGATGGGGTCGCGCCCGACACCGACGAGTATTTCTCGAAGGTCGAGAACATCCTGGGTATTGGGAGATCTGTCGAAGAGGCTCCCGCACCCCAGTCAGCACCCCGTCGGGCACCCGCTTCGCCCGCTGCCGCGCCCCCTTCGGCTCCCCCGTCCCGTTCTTCCGCCACTACGGGGTCCAAGCCCAGTGTGGTGCGGTTGTCGTCGGAGGAGCGGGAGGCCGCTCGCCAGTTCGGGATGACCGACAAAGAGTACGCGAACGCTAAACTAGCCCTTCAGAAAGAAGGCCGTCTCAACTAAGGAATGACGTCATGAATCAGAACGCCAACAACAAGACCTCTGAATCCGCCAAGGCCCCGCTTCGCCCCGCGATGCGTGAAGAGAGCCCTGCGGAACGCGCCGCCAAGCGCGCCGCAGCGATTCGTCAGCACATAGCCGGTGATGAAGAGGGCACGGACGAGTTCTACGTCCCCTCTCACTACATCCCCGACGGTTGGACCTACGAGTGGAAGCGCCACACGGTCTACAATCAGGAAGACCCGGCGTATCAGGTCCATCTGGCCCGCGACGGGTGGGAGGCTGTTCCGGCTTCTCGCCATCCCGACATGATGCCTTCTGGCGACCACCCTTACATTTCTCGTAAGGGACTCATCCTCATGGAGCGACCGAAGGAAATCACTGATGAAGTCCGCGCGATGGATCTCCGCCGCGCCCGGGCTCAGGTGCAGATGAAGGAGCAGCAGCTCACCAGCGCTCCCGATGGTCAGTTTGGTCGTGGGCATTCGGATACCCGTCCGAAGCTCAATAAGTCTTACGCTCCGATTCCGGTTCCGGAAGGCTGACGACGCATGGGGTCCGAGGTGGTTTCTCGGACCCCATTGACAAATGTTCAATTCTAAGTTTACAATCGTATTACATCTCCGCCCGGTGCTGGAGATTAACCTATCCGGTTACTGAGTCGCCCCGGCGCGCGATGAAGGGCCACTCCTGAAAGGGAGACGGCTTTCATGCCGAACAATAACGCACCCTTTGGATTCATTCCGTATCGTGGGAATGGCGCTGCGCCGACCTACGAACTTGCGGCCCGCTACATCAAGTCGGACAATACGACGAAGATCTTTCAGGGCGATCCCGTAATCCCCCTGACGACTGGGTACATCACTCAGATGTCTGCCGGCGGCACCGTCCGCTGCGAAGGCATTTTCTGGGGGTGCAAGTACCTCTCCACTTCCCAGAAGCGCACCGTTTGGTCGAATTTCTGGAACGGTGGCGACGCCTCTTCGGACGTTGAGGCGTACATGTACAGCAACCCGCAGATGCAGTTCGAAGTTCAGTCTTCGGACAGCGGCGGCACTGCTGCTGTGGCGTTCGCCAACATCGGCGAATACGTCAACATCGGGTATGGCATTGGCCTCTCGGGTACGCCGAATGGTAACACCGCGACTGGCCTGTCCACGGCTTCCGTCAACGTCGCCACGCTCGCCACCACTGTCACGCACCCGTTCATCGTTGTCGGCCTCATCGAGTCGCCCCCGACCGCCGAGGGAACCGATGCGGCGTCCGAGTACAACCGCGTGATCGTTGCCTTCAACAACGCGTCCAGCCGCACCAACGGTGCCGGCCCGACTGGCCTCGCTTGATAGGAGTAGTCTTCCATGGCTGTCAATCTTTCGGCAATCAGGGACCTGCTCCTCCCCGGCCTCCGTGGCGTTGTGGGCAAGTACGAGCAGATCCCGTCCCAGTACGACAAGATCTTCACCAAGCATGAGTCGAAGATGGCTCTGGAGCGCACCGCTGAGATGCGCTTCCTCGGTCTGGCTCAGCTGAAGACCGAAGGCGGTCAGACTGCCTTCGACAACGGCGCTGGAGAGCGTTTCATCTATAACCAAGAGCACTCCGAAATCGGACTTGGTTATGCGATCACCCGCAAGGCGATCGATGACAACCTCTACAAGAGCCAGTTCATGCCGTCTAACCTCGGCCTGATCGAGTCCTTTCAGCAGACGAAGGAAATCTACGGCGCTAACGTTCTGAACACGGCGACGACGTACAATGCGTCGGTCGGCGGTGACGGCGTGGCCCTGATTTCGACGTCCCACCCGATTGATGGTGGCACGGTGGCGAACCGTCCGGCGGTAGACGTTGACCTCAACGAGGCGACGCTGTTGAACGGCATGATCTCCGTCCGTACCAACTTCAAGGATCAGGCAGGACTGAAGATGTTCGCCCGCGCGCGTCGTCTTGTCGTCCCGCCGCAGCTTGAGCCCGTCGCAATCCGCCTCACGAAGACGGAACTGCGTCCCGGCACGGCAGACAACGACGTCAATGCGATCATGATGACTTCTGGCGGTCTGCCCGAGGGCTACATGACCAACGACTTCCTCACGTCGTCCCGCGCTTGGTTCCTGCTGACCAACATCGACGGTCTGTCGTACATGCAGCGTATTCCGTTCGAAATGGACATGCAGGTTGATTTCGTCACGGACAACCTGCTGGTCAAGGCTTACGAGCGTTATTCGTTCGGATACTATAACTGGCGTTCGATTTTCGGATCGTTCCCTACCTGATGCTGCTGGCGGGGCTTCGGCCCCGCCATTCCACCCGGGTAAATTTAGCTGAACGGACAGTCCCGGCTGACACTGTGCAGACTGTTCAGCAAACCCTCGCACAGGAGGTCTAAATGGGCACTACTACCTTCACCGGTCCCATCAAGGCCGGCAACGTTCTCGACACGACCGGCACCACAGCGGGTTTGATCAAGAACGTCGGCTTTGTCGAGATGGCGCAGACCGCGCGTATTACGCAGGCTGGGACTGCAACGGCGGCTTTTACGGGGATTGTCATCCCTGCATACAGCCACATCCTGAACGTTCAGTTCCTCACCACTGTCGGGTTTACCGGAGCGGCTTCCACGATCAGCATCGGCACAAGCGCCACATCGACGGAGCTTGTGGTTGGGGTCAGTCTTGCCAACATCGGCCAAGCCTCGGCTGGTCCGGGCACGGACGCTACGCGGACGGCTACGTGGACGAATGTCGGTGCGTCTGACGTACTGATCTACGCCCTTTCCGCAAACACCGGTGACGGCGTCACCGACATCGTTGTTCGCTACGTTCAGGCTGAGAACGCCTAATAGGAGGCTTCCATGGGTGCTTACAAAGGCAAGGCTTCCACGATCAAGGAAGCCGATGAGAAGACCGACGGATTCAAGAAGGGCGGCAAGGCTATGGCCAAGAAGGCTATGCCTCCGATGATGAAGAAGGACGAGCGTCCCGCGCGTAAGAGCGGTGGTGGCGTCTTCTCTTCGGCGGCCTCTGGTACGCCTCGCGGCAAAGCGTCTCACTACTGAGCCTACCCCCTTCCGGGTTTAGTGGCGAGCAGCGGGGGCCTTCGTGCCCCCGCATTCATATTGGGGATAAGAATGGCCAAATCTCCCGCGTGGACTAGATCCGAAGGAAAGAACCCCGAAGGCGGGTTAAACGAAGCGGGGAGGCGTTCGGCCAAATCCCAGGGCATGAATTTAAAGCCCCCTGTCTCCAAAGAGAAGGCGGCAAAGAGTCCTGCGGCAGCTTCCCGAAGAAGTTCATTTTGTGCTAGAATGACCGGTATGAAGCGCAAGCTTACTGGTTCCGCTGCGGCGGCTGACCCAGACAGTCGGATTAACAAATCTCTCAGAAAATGGGATTGCTAACATGGCATCGAAACCGTTCTGGGAAAAAGACGCTCCTAAAGATGCTAAAGAGCGTAATATGAGCCGTCAGCAAGTTAAAGAAGCCAAGGCTCGCGCTAGGTCAGCCGGTCGGTCTTATCCTAATCTGGTGGATAACGTCACCGCTCTTCGTGCCGGTAAGAAAGGATCCTGAAATGTTTATAGGCAATATTACGGCTTCCGGCGCTGGCCGCAGTTCCGTCGTCGCCCCGGACCATTTTCAGGCTCCGTTCAATATTGGGATCGTCGCCAAAGTTACTGGTACGATCACCTTTAGCATCGAGTATTCGATGGGCGATCCCATGTCAGCTGGGTATGCTGCTGCGTCGCAGACGTGGGTGGCTGCGACCGGCTTCTCGGGCATTTCGGCCACGACTGGGGGCTCATTGACTGTGCCTTGCCGTGCTATCAGTGTGAATGTGGCTTCTGGCGACGGCTCCGTTGTCGTTGAGCTTATTCAGGCAGGCCCTGTGTAAGGAGCGCCCCAATGGCGACCAGCGGCACATACACGTTCAATCCCGGCCTCGGCGAGATAGTTCTGTACGCTTATCAGAACATCGGCGTGCGTCCGGCTGCGTTGCTTCAGGAGCACATGGATTCGGCGCGTATGGCGACGAACATGATGCTCGCCCGCTGGTCGAATATGGGGGTGAATCTCTGGTGCGTCGATCTGATCACGACGCCGTTGGTTCAGGGCACGGCGACGTATCCGGTCGACGCAAACACGGTAATGATCCTCGATGCCTACATCGTGTCCGACAGCATCGATCGCATCATCCTGCCGATCAGCCGCACTGAATACGCGTCTTACCCCAACAAGGCGCAGCAGGGATTCCCGACCACGTTTTGGTTCGATCGTCTGATCTCGCCGACCGTCACCGTATGGCCCGTCCCGGACGGATCCCAGACGAGCCTCAAGTATTACCGCGTGCGTCGTCTGCAGGACAGCAACCTTCAAGGTGGCGAACAAGTCGAGATCCCGTATCTCTGGCTCGAAGCGTTTGCAGATGGTCTGGCGTATCGTCTGGCGCGAATTTGGGCTCCTCAAGTCGCGGCTGGGCTAAAGGCCCAGTCTGATGATC